CAAAGTATAAGCACTCAGATTGTTCAAAGTATAAGCACTCAGATTGTTCAAAGTATCAGCACTCAGATTGTTCAAAGTATAAGCACTCAGATTGTTCAAAGTATCAGCACTCAGATTCTTCAAAGTATAAGCACTCAGATTGTTCAAAGTATAAGCACTCAGATTCTTCAAAGTATCAGCACTCAGATTCTTCAAAGTATCAGCACTCAGATTGTTCAAAGTATAAGCACTCAGATTGTTCAAAGTATCTTGAGTTGCATTTTTACCTAAACTCAAAACATATAGTGCGTTTCTTTTTTCTTGGTTTGTGTTTTCCATTTTTTTATTTTTTATTTAAATTGTACATCTATTGGTTGTTCTAAATCTTCATTCGGTAATGGAATTTGATATTGAAACATTTCCCATGCTAATTGGCGACATGCTTCGTGATATTCTTCTTGTCCGAAAGTGCTATTTTTTGTAGTTGATTTTGGCTTTCGAATTGTTTCGTGTGTTATCGGATTAATTGCCACCTCTCCGGTGCTTTCATCAATAACCTCTTCAAAACTCAGGTTCGTTTTTAAAAACTCATGAACATCCGATTCAAGGTAAATATCTCCCCACTCTTCGCGGAGTATGTTTTTCCAATGCTCAACGATAACACCCCAGTAATAGCGGTTTTGCTTATTGCTTCTCTTGTTGTAATGGCGCTCGATGGTGACAGTTACTTTTTTACCTTCATAAATTCCAATTGCATCTACAATTAAGTTTCTGTTCTCAACGAACTTTCCATTTTCAACTTCAGTTGTAACCGCTATTTTTCTAGGTGTTGCCATTATTCAAATACTTTAAGTCTTTGTCTTTTTCTTTTTACTGCTTCTGTTAGTCGTTTTTCTAACTTGGCAATGTCAGTATCGTTTCTTTGTATCTCAAGGACAAAAAGACGTTTGCTTTCGTTTTTAAATCGTGGGTCATAACTAATAAAAAACCAACTTTTACGACTTGTGATATACATACTTCCTTGAATCTGCCAGTAGTACTTTGTACATTCCTTTTTGAAGTTTTCAAGTGTTAAATTTTCCAGATAATGAAGGTGTGTTTTACTGTCTGGACATTTTGTTTCAACTCCTCTGTCATCTCCAATTAATCCATCCGGTGTACATCCAACATCTTTAGTTAATTCAACATACTGCTGATCTTCTCCAAAGTTGTAAACCTCAATACCGAACTGCTGCATAAACTTTTCTACAGCTTCAATCTCAGTATCTTTTCCATGCTCAACAGATTTTGTTGCAAGCTGTTTGTTTTCATTTGTTGTGACAACTTCAAGGATCTTCTCAGTTACATAAGTAATAGCTCCATCCGGAAAACCCTCCTTATCTTCATATCCCATCAATCTCACAAATTCAGAAGCTGTAAACTTTCCTTTACGTTGTTCCAGCCATTCTTCCTCTTTGCTTTTTTGATTCATTTTATTAAGAGCGGATTCATGTTCCGCTCTTAATTCTTCTAAATCAATACCAGCGAAGTTATTCTTCGTTGTTAGCATCAAAAATGTTTATATTCAACTCATCAACATCAAACAATGGAATGTCATTTCCTCCAGTTGTTTTACTACTTCCTGTACATTTAATACTAACACCTTGACCGATTTTAGTATTCATTAACGCTTGAATTAAGACTGTTTGCCCAGCTAAAAATGCTTTTTCGCCATCATGTAGTTTTGCCATGAAGTATGTTCCTCCTTTTGCATCAGTAGCTTCTTTGAATCCTAAGAAGAAACATTCTACTGGTTCATCTTTTTTAGCAATCCACTCTGACTTTTCCATATATGAAACTGTCAATTTTCTGTTTACTCCAGCTGATTTTAATGCGCCAATAGCATTAGTAGATGGCATGATAAAAGTTACTTCTCCGTTTTTTGGAAATAATTCCGGTTTTACATTTTCCATTATTTGATATTTAAAATTTGATTATTGAATTCGATAATTGTACTGTTTAGGCCATCTCTAATTTCAACCAGAGCTTTAGCTATTGCCTCGTTTTTAATGTCTGGAAATTCTTTTTCGAACATTAAACTTTCGATGTATTGAAGAGCTTTTTCGCGATCAGGTTTCAACTCCTCAAGCCTTTTTGCTTCGCTTTCTGCTTTCTCCTTAGCTTCTTTTTCGGCTTTTTCTTTAGCCTTTTTATCAGATTCAGCTTTTTCCTGAGCAGCAACTTCTGATTTACGTTTGGCCTCAGCTTCATCAATTGCTTTTTGTCGCGCATCAAGATCATCTTGACGTTTTTTATTAGCTTCATCGATAGCTTTCTGCTTTGCTTCGCTTTCTGCTTTCGCTTTATTATCAGCTTCCTCTTTTGCTTTTTTCTGAGCCTCGAACTCTTCCCTTTCTTTAGCTAGTTTTTCCGCTTCAATACGCTGTTGCTCTTTTTCAGTAAGTGATTTAGTTTTGTCAGCCAGTTGGCTTTTGATGAGGTTTATTTTTGAAGCGAACTGCATTTCAAATTCTCCAAATTCCTCTGTATCTGTTTTTAATAAAACCTCTTCAAATTCAGCAGTAACTTTTTTAATATCTTGGAACTGCAAGTTGTCTATAGTGGATTTAGATTCTTGATAAATCTGCTCAATACGATTGGTAATTGCTTCGTCAAGTTCTTTTTGGATCCTTTCTTTTTCCAATCTTTCAGCTTCTTTAGCAGCTTCATATTTTTTAACCTCTGCTTGCTGCTTTTCTTCATGTGGAAGAGTGATGTCAACTAACTTTTTGGTTTCGGTTTTCACTTCATCACGAACATTTTTAAGCTTAGAAGCGATCAAAGTATCTTGCTTTTCAACCGTAGTTCTGGCAGTTACATAAGTGGTTCTTCTTTTCTTAGCCTCTTCGTAAGTTTTGTTATCCGTGATGATGATAAAAGGGTTTGCCGTTACAACAGCTTCTTGTTTTTCCTTCCATCCCTGCAATTCTGGAAGCATTGAAACTTTTACTGATTCTAATGTTACTATTTCCATTGTTTTTAAAATTTGATTATTGTTTTACTATTTGATCTTTTTAAATTTTGCTATCGTTTCATCAGAACAAAATCTTTCTGATCTATCGATTACATGTCCGAATGAGTTTTTGACATCTGGAATTATATTCCCATTTTCATCGATTTGCTGCAAAGTGTGAACTCCAGAATCTCGAACTGTTTTTACCCTTAGAATCCGTCCTTCCGGAGTTCTATAGGTTTGATTTAATTTTACTTCCATGATGTTATATTTGACAGACTAACCAAGTTGCGAAAGCTCCTAATCCGAAACCAATTACAAAGGCTATGATGAAAGCGATCATAAATAAATTGAACATTCTGTTTGCGCGTTCTGTATCTAAATTCATTTTACTTGATTTTTTCTAGTGCTTTTTCAACTTGAAGAAAGTCACGTTGGTGAATATTATGTGTCTTGTTACATAGCCAGTCATTAAAAAAGACTTTCCTGATATTCGATTCGATATTCATAAAATCAGGATCTGTTGTGTTTTCGAATCTGAATCTGATTTTTTCACTTAACAGGAAGGTTGAAACCAATTCAGAAAGCTTTCCTTTTGTGCAAACTATCAGACTGAAAAAAGGAACTTGATCATTATTAAAAACTTTACTGCAATTGCAAACAAAGCTTTGTCCACGTCGATCAAATGATATTAGAAGTAAGTCTGGAGTATCATTTGCTATTTTTTTACTTGTATCAAACACGGTGTATATTTGAGCTTCTATAGTTGTTGTTGCCATAATCAGAAAGGATTGTTAGTTATGAATTGCAGATCATTTTTCATTTCATCTGCGTTTTTAGTTTCAAACTTTTGAGCTAATTCCAAAACCGTTGTACTGGTTTTGAAATCTTCGCTCTTGTCAAACAATAATCTTAAAGCTTGACCTAATACTTTTTTTTCTTTTTTGGTTAGTGCATCCATGATTCGTAGTGTTTGATGTTAAGATTTACAACTTGGTGTGTTACGGTTTTTGGTTGTTCTTTCAAAAGAGAAATTCTTTCTTTTTCGATTGGTATAATCTCCGTGTACAACTCATTTAACTTTTGCTTGACTTTTTCCAGTCTCAACTTCATTATTTCATTCATTGGATTGTTGCCTTCTCTGTAGTAGTATGTTGACAACCTCACACAAACACCTCTTAATTTTTCAAATGCAGAAATATTTTTTCTGATTGTTTGAGCTTTGTTTGTAATTTCTTCTAACTTTGCCATTCTATTTGTTATTTATGCCCTGCAAGGCGTTTATAAAATTTGATTTAAAACCGTTCATTCCCGTGAGCGGTTTTTTTATTTTGTCAAACAAGCAACTGCTTGTAATTTCAGTTCAGGTGATAATTCGAACTTGCCCTTTCGGGTGGAGTTGGAAGCTCCCAAACTATCCAACTCCAATTCTAAGTTTCTCTTACGGCTAGTAATCGAACTTAATCCTTGTTTAAAAAGCTCTTCGTGAATTTCTAATTCGTGTAATTGGCTTTTTATAAACTTTATTTTTTCAGCTTTGTTCATAGCTCATTTATTTCGTTGAAACTGCTTTTTCTTCCATGTCAAAAAAATCATTCTCAGTAAGGTTTGCATACTCCATAATTATTTTAACTACTTTGTAATGTCCTACTTTGGCGTATTGGCCACGGTAAGCCCAACTTTTCACACTTCCAACTTGCAAGCCTAATTTGCTGGCTATCAAAAGACATAAGTTGTAATCAGTTTTTAAAAGCTCGTAAATTGATTCTTTGATTTCCATTGGTCTCGTTTTTTTTATTGACAGGTGGAAGCCCCAAACCACCGTGTCAATATGTTCTCTATGAAAACTGGGGCTGTTTTTTTTATGCTAGAACCAAACTTCCGGATGATTCTAAATCGATATACTTTTTCGGATTCTTTTTGTCAGAAGTACCAACTCTCAAATCAGAGTACTGAGGTTTTTGTCTGATTGATTTGATGTAAGCATCTAACTGCTCTTCTGATGATTGCGTTTTAAAAACTTTTCTAAGTAATGCTGTAAGTGTTTTCATAATAACTATATTTGCTTTTTCATATTGACAATACAAATATACATAACTTATTATGTAAAGAAAAAATTAATTACATTAAAATTGCATAACAGTTACGCAATTTATAATTATTATAAATAATATGGAACTTACAAAGATTGTAGAAACAATAAAAAAAAGCGGGGTAACTGCTTACGAGATAGCGAAAACAGAGCCCTTGACGGAAGTAGGTATAAATAAAATACTAAATGGATCATCAACTAATCCACGAAAGTCAACTTTAATGATACTGGAAAATTACATAACTAAATACATAACTAAAGAGCAGCATAATATAAAACAACTATTAAAAACAGATGATTCTTTCAACGAAAGCATAACTAACAAAAACGGAAACACATTCAAGGAACTAGAAAACGGGAAATTTATAATGACAGTTCCATTAGTTCCTGCCAAAGCTTATGCAACTTATATAAGTGATTGCTGCGATGGAGATTTCGTTGACGGATTTAACGAGGTTAACTTCTATGTGGACCAATATGCTAGAGGAAACTATGTAGCATTTGAGATAAAAGGAGATAGCATGGACAATGGAGGCCTATATGACAATCCTGAAGGCTGTATAACTCTTTGTAGAGAATTAGGACGTCAGCATTGGAAAGATGGCTTTAGAGATTCTCAATATGGATGGATTATTGTGCACAAGGATACTATCGTATGTAAAGATATTATAGGTCAAGATTTAGAAAAGGGAATTATCACCTGTCACTCCAGAAATACAAGTCCGGAATATCAAGATTTCAATATTGAACTTAATGATGTAAAACAAATATTTAAAATAATAAAAAGAACATTTTAAAAACTAACAAATGAAAAAAACAATTACGCTTTTAGGGTTATTATTTTCGACTTTCTGCTTTTCACAAATTTTCCCTGGTGAAGACATACAATTACTTACAGATAAAGATATAGTTGTTTTACCAAAAAGTGAAACTTTGCAAAAATATGGCTATGATGATTTCTATAAAGATGAAAAACTTAAAACTAAATATGATTGTTGTGAAAGTTATAATTCAAAATATAAAAGCTTAGTTGGAAAAACATTTAAGGTTCTAAGCTACGAACCTTATACTAATTTAATCGGATCAAGTAAATACAAATTAAAAATAGAGAATAATGAAACTGGAATTATTTATTTCGATTATGATCCTAGATATGATTTTAAATATCCCTTTGACGTAGTGGGAGGCTTAGATTTACCTTCAGATTTTTATTGTAAGAAGATAAAAGTTTCAACTGATAAATTTACCGGAGATGTATCATACAGTACAGAGTACTCCGAAGGTATTTCTGTTATAAAGGTAGAAAAAGATAAAGTTTCAAAAATATACCTAGCAATTAATGAGCAAGGACCAACATTAAATGTAGGAGCTAAAGGACTGATACTTCTTTTGACGAATAATAAAAGAATCAATAAGCCAGATGCGAAAATTGAAGTTAAAGTTAACAAAGGTGGTAGCGGTTATATATATTCAGCATTTGTTGAGTTAAATTCGCAAGATTTAAATTTATTAAAAGAAAATATAATTACTGACAATAGGTTATACGTCTATGATGGTGAAATAAAAAATGGAGAGAAAATAAAAGAATATGTTAAATGTTTGGCAAAATAAAGATTAATAATCAATGAACGAAACTGATCTTAAAATATTCGAGCTTATAAACCTGCTAAAAGAATTGGGCACGATAGAATATGATAAAGATTTCGGAGATTCAGTTGGCGTTTTAAAACAAAATCTAACACGGATAAAACAGGGCAAAGCTCATTTTACAACTGAACATATTAGAAAAGCATGTAGCGTATTTAATGTAAATGCAAACTGGATTTTTGGTGTAGAAAAAAAAGTGTTCAATTCCTTGAAACCTCAACAAACAAAGGCATTACAGAATTAA